ATTGTTGATACAGGAACTACAGAAGTTGTTGAAGCTTATACTGCTGTATTGTCAGATTTATTTTTAAACAATAATAAAATAGCGCGATTTGTACCTTATGACGATAGTCCAGGTGCATTTAAAGCAGCTAAAGATGCAAGTAATGTTGTTAATTATTGTATCTTTAAAAAGAATAAAGGTTGGGAAATACTTCAAACTTGGATGAAAGCTTCTTTACTTTGGAAAAATAGTGTTATCAGATGGGATTATATTGAAGACTTTGAATATCTCATGGAAGAATACGAAACAATAGATGAAGCTAAGCTTGATGAAATACTTGCAGATGAAAATTTAGAAATCGTCGGCGAGCTAACGCTCAATCCACTATCAGAAACAATATCATATGTAGATGTAAGATTGCGTAAGCGTATTGATAAAAGCCGTATTAAATTAGAAGTAATACCACCAGAAGCTTTTCGAATATCAGAAAACGCTAAAGAAATAGATGACGCTGAATTTGTAGGATTACAAACAGAAGTATCAAGATCTGAGTTACGTAAATATTATCCTGATTGGGCAATGACACTTACTGAGCGTGAATGGGATGAGCTTGGAGACGGTGTACAATGGCTAGGTGCTGGAAAATACAGTGAAGACGTAGCTGCTAGAAAAGAAATTACAGGTCAAAATTACTGGCAAGGATCAAATAGAAATGAATATCAAACAGAAGCAAATCGACAAGTTACTTTAACAGAATCCTGGATTCGAGTTGACAGAGACGGTGACGGTATTGCTGAGTTAAAACATTTTATAACAGTAGATAATCATATTCTTTATGAAGAAGATTGTGATATGATACCACTTTCTTCTATTGTACCTATTGATATTCCACACGAATTTTTTGGTTTATCAATGGCAGACTTTGCTAGAAGTAGCACGTTAGCTAGTACAGCTATACTTCGTGGATTTGTAGAAAATACTTATCTTACTAACTATAGCCCTAAACTAGCAGATCCTAATGTAGTAGACTTTAGTGCGCTTCAAAATATGAAGCCAAAACAAATTATTCCGACTAATGGGAATCCTACTGCAGCAGTTTCAGCACTTCCACCTGAAGCTATTTCATCTGGTACAGGTGCAGTATTAGAACACTTACAGCTTATTAAAGAACAAGCTACAGGAATGTCTAAGGCCGCGCAAGGACTTAATGATACACTTTATGTATCAGGTAACTCCGAGCAAAAACTTAGCGCTGTACAATCAGCAGCACAAAAAAGAATCCAGCATATAGCGCGTAGATTTGCGGAAACTGGATTTAAGCGGTTAATTAGTGGTGTATACGAAGCCATGGTTAAAAACATGAAAGGTAAACAAGTATACAATTTAGAAGGAGTTTACGGTACTGTAAATATGTCTACATTACCTTCTAAAATGGATGTTGAAATCTTTTTAGACATAGGCGAAAATTCAAATAGTACAATGATACAAAAGCTTGGAAAAATAGGTGCGGAAATATTACCAGCACTTAATACTCAAGGTGCAGGAATAGTAATAAAACCAGAAGCACCAGCAGTTCTTGCAACTAAACTTATTGAGGCTATGAATATTGATAGTAATGATTTTCTTGAAGACTATACTACAAATGAGTTTAAACAAAAAGCTCAAAAAGTTATACAAGAGCAAAGCGAAGCTAAGAAAATGGAAAAAGAAACTACTCAAAGAAAGCAAGCGGCAGATGCAGATCTTGCAGTAGCAAATGTAGTTTATACTCAGGCGCAAGCTAAAAATACAATGGACGATAACTCAAGACAACTTGCTGTTTCTATTGATAAGCATTTTCAAGAATGGGCAGATCTTGCAGTTAAAGCAGTTAAAGAAGGTGCGACATTGCCAGAGCATCCATCTTATGATCAAATCATAATGTTGGCGCGGCAAATAATTAACCCACCGCAACAACAACCACAACAGGAGAATATGTAAAATGGCAACAGTAACACTTAACGCTGCTGGCGTAGGCGGTACTCAATCAGGTACAGTAACTACAGCTGGTGGTTCAGGCGGCGGCATTATTATGGTAACAAATGATAGTGATGCAACAGTAACCTTTGATGTAGCAACAGGCGGGTCTACTGTACTTACTAATCAAGTAATTCCAGCTAAAGATTATAAAATTGTTTCAGGTTTAAATAATGGTGCGCAAACACTTATTAATGTAGGTACTTCACACGGTACTTCTGCACAAAACGCTGAAGTAATTTATGTTACATTAGTAACTTAATATTATGGATAAATATCGAAAGACAGCCGAGACGAGGTTGAGTAACGATAAATCATATGGTAATCATAAAATTCATCCTGAAGAATTAGCGCGAAGAGCGCACGTTAAAGGCCAATTTGCTGCCAAGGAACGGGATGAATTTTTTGATGAAGTATACGGAGAAGTATTAGTAGACTTCTTTGTTGAGTGGCTTAAAACAGAGTCACATGAAACTAAATCTCGTGAATTTCTCTACGCTTCTGCAATGGCACTTGGTAGTGTCAAACAGAAAATGACCGATTTTGAGATGTACGGTAAAAACATACCGCACCTTATGGAGGACAACAATGACACTAATGAAAGAAATTAATTACCAAGCGCTAGTTGATAATTGTGATTCAATGATTAATACTCTTGAATATGATGCAATGCGAAGCGCGGGTAAAGCAAAACTTAACGCCGCAACTCTTACGGATTTACACAGCTTAAGAGAACGGTATATTAAAAAAATTCCTACTCCTAAAAAGGAGGAAAAGTAAATGGATACTCCAGAAGCAAAACAAGACTCTACCCAATTGGATGATTCTAATGCAATGGATCAAAGTCAAACTGAAGAGGCATTGCTGGCTGACATCATACGAAATTCTGATTTCGTTGATACTCTACCCGATGAGCAAGTGCCTGAGTTAGACGCGGAAGAATCTGATGAAGAAGACCCAGATACATCAGAGGAATCCGATAACGTAGATGATGATGATGAAGAAGAGACAGAAGAAGAAGAAGCAACGGATGAGGATGATGAGTCTACCCAAGAAGCCGATGTGTATACTCCTGATGATCTTGACTTAGAAGCACAAGTTCTTGTCAAAATAGATGGCGAAGAAGTTGCTGTTTCTTTTAGTGACCTTATTAAAGGTTACTCTACTGAACAACATCTTTCTAACAAGGGTCGTGAACTAGGTGACGCACGTAAAGCAATGGAGGAAGAATACAATGCTAAAGTTAATGAATTACAAGGCATGTCTCAAGCTTCCGCTGCAATACTTTACAGTGCTGAACAGTCATATTCAAAAAAATACCATGACATTGAAGCTAAAATTAAGGCTGCTCGTGAAGAAGGTGATACCTATGAAGTTAATGAACTTAAAGACCAACGTGAACAAGTTCAAGCTAACTATTGGGAAGCACGTAGACAACGCGAAGGAATGGTTGAAGCAGTTCAAAAACAAACTGAAGAACAAACTACTAAAGCTTGGAACGAACAATTAAGTTATTTTCAAGAAACAATACCTAGTATGATTCCTGATTTTGATGAAAAAACAGCAATGGCTATTAGGGAGTTTGCAGAATCAGAAGGAATTCCTGGAGATCTTTTAGATACAGTAGTAGATCCTGTAATTGTTAAATTTGTTGACGATTATAGACGATTAAAACAAGATGTAACTAAAGGTCAAGCAAAAAGAAAAACAACTTCTGTAAAGAAAGCGCCTATTAAAAAAGCTAAAACTCGTACTCAAAAACAAGTTGATGCTGCCGAAAAAAGAAGGCAACTAGCTTTAAGCGAAGGCGCGAGTAATGAAGATCAAATGGCATTTTTGAGAGATATGGCAAATCGCTCATTAAACTTATAATACCTCGGAGGTATAAATTATGGCTAACGTACTCGGTGTACGCGGCACAGGTGGTCCCGGAGGACCAACTCGCGGAACTGGCAAAGATGTCTCACAGCGTGAGGATCTTGCAAACTTTATCACGATGATTACTCGTGATGAAACCCCTTTTACTTCTTCTATCGGTAAAGCAAAAGCTACCGCCATTTATCACGAATGGCAAACCGATCAGCTAGAAGCTCCTGGAAATTCACGGATTGGTGAAGGTACAGACTGGATTGCGCCTGACGCAACTGGTTCTGGCGGTACAGGTGCAACACCTGCTACTGGCGCTAAATACGCTATTACTGGTCCTAACCGTACACGTTTGGGTAACTATACTCAAATCAACGGTAAAACGATTGCTGTATCAGGCACACGCCGTGCAGTAGATCAAGCTGGTGTAGCAGACGAATATGCTTATCAGCTTAAAAAGCGTGGTACAGAACTACGGCGTGACGTTGAGTTTGATATGATTCACTCATACAACGTTTCTAACGCTGTTGCAGCGCAAAACGCTAATGCACGCTCAGCTGGTGGATACCAGTCATTTATTAATTCAGCATCTACTTGTAACTTCGTAGGTCAGTTTGAAGCTCCTTCAGCTTCTACTTCTAACGCTGGTGTAGATGCTCAAGGCACAGATACTGTTCGTGGAACAATTAATGGTGGTACAACTGCACCTACTAAAGGTACACTTGCGCTAACTG